GCAAATCTGGAAAATAAAAGCGTGTTAAGGTACTGCCACTAGGTACAGAAATCTCAACCGCTTCAAACCTTTCAATGCGTGTCATATTGTAAAATTAAAAAATTTAAAAATAGCTGGTATTATCCGACCAGCGGCGGTAGCGTTTATACTTCGCAAAAGATTATTTTTATAACTTATTGATAATCAATCTATTTTACGCTAGTGCAATTTTGTGCCAGAATGCCGTAAAATAAAATTCCTACATAAGTGTTAGAATCCAATGTACTAGGTGCAGCTGGCAATATAATATTAGCATTAATATTACTAGCACCGTTTAATACGATATTAGGCTCACATACAATAAAACCGTCTTGATCAAAATTTGCACTATCAATAGTGTACTGTGCTGGAGAAGTCGCAGTAGCAGCATTAAAGTTTGTATTTTGTTGCGTACGTTGAATATCCAAATGTTGCAAAAGCGACCATTTTGGTAAAATATTTTGATTATTTACTTGAACGTTGAAATAACCATTATACACATTATATAATTGAGCATTACCAGTACTGAATGCTGTTAAGTTTGGATAAGTGTAAGATTTTGCTGATCCACTTGTAGATGCACCAGAAGTTAATACTACTTGAATACCAGCAACAATAAATAGGTCTTGAAGGGCTAAGCGGGTTTCTCTAACCGTTGGGTTGCCATTCTGGGAATCATTTATTAATATTGGTACGTGATAAGATGCTGCTGAAGTTGTTAATAACACTTCACTACGTAAAAAACTAGGAGTTAATACCGCGTGTGATGCGTCATATCCTAATTGTTGAATTAGCGTTTTAGCATTTTCAAACACTAATCTTGCGCCGATTTGACTACTTGCCATTTTTTTATTATTTATATTTTTATTAAAAGTTGAAAAAAGTTAATTAACACGCTTCCATAATTGCTGAATTTCTAATACCAGCTATGTATGTACCAGCGCTTGAGCCTTGATAACCAGCAATATTCTTAACTGGCATATTAGCGTAAACGTTTCCAACACCAGCCAAAACACCAGTAGATTGAACTAATCCTAATCCACCAGCTACGATCATACCAGTACCAATGTTAGTACCAGCTGCGCCTTTCAATAATTTAGGGAAATAAAGACCAACAGCGATAGGCGCTGCATTGGCGATAAATCCTTTTGTCATTGCGGACATTGTACTAGGTAACATTTTAACTGCATAATTGCTAACAAACTTTGCTGCAACTGCGCCAGCTACTTGAAAAGCAGCATTGGCTAAAGTACCGCCCATTCCAGACATTCTACTTGAACGTCTGCGACTTATACGGCGCTTACTTGTTTTTTTTCTTCTTGCCATTTTTTTTGATTTTTGATTTATTTATTGAGAAAATTTTTATTTATATTTTATTAAAACTTATTTATTAATTGTTTAATTTTTAATTTTGCTTGTTTAACCCTTATTTTAAGTTTTATAATTTCACTTTTTAATTGTTTTATTTCAAAAGGTGTATCGCCGTAATTTTTTGCTTTTTTTAAATAACCTGTAATTTGATTTATGTAATAAATATTACTTGATATGTCTTTATATAATATATCAATATTTTTTTTTATTTTTTCCCTAGATACTTTATACATACTTAATATGTTTTTTTAATTTGTAAAGTTACCTAAATCAAATTCGTTTTTTGTTTCTATTGCATAATCTAATGACAATAAATTCCTATCTGCAACACTTAACATATCATACCATTTATCACCCTTTGTGCCATAATCTTTATGATATTTTTGTAATGCAGCATCTACATAATAACGCCATAACTTTGCAGCTTTATTTATATCATAAGTGCCTTTTTTATATTTTTTACCTAGATTAATTAAAATAGGTCTTTTTCTTTGTTGATATAACATATAATCATTGTCAGCAAAAAGTTGTATTTCCCTTGCTGCATCTTTATCATTATATGTTGGCATATTACCAATCTTTATTCCTAATAATTTACCTTTATCCGATCTATTTTCACGACTTTCATAATATACTTTACCGCTTGCACTTGTTCGTTTACCAGCTTTTTTAGCTTGATATCGCTTATCAATAGCTATATTATTTTTAGTTCTTTTTGCAACTTTTTTAGGTGCTGCTTTTTTCTTTTTAATAGGCATTTTAGTAATTTTAGGTAATGGAATTCTAATAGGATCTTTTTTTATTGTAGTTTTTTTACCATCATTAAAATTTTTTACTTCTTTTTGCATATTAGTAGCAAATTTTAACATTCTACTTTTAATCATTTTTTTAGCTGATTCATCTACTTTTAAAAAATTAGAAACATAAGAAACAATTTTTTCAGCTTTATCACTTGCTAATCCTTTGCCATCAAAAACTACTATTATACCACCAGTATCAGTATCTTCCATTATTGCAGATACATTATTATAAATATCAAATTGATTAACAATTTTAAATGGAACACCCCAAATATTTCCTTTAAATCCTATTGGTAATGCGCCTACTTTCTTTTTAGGCGCTGCTTTTTTCTTTACTGCACCTACTTTATTTTTTTTAGGAAAACTTGGCTTTATACCAGTATTATATTGTTTACTAGCTTGTTTAATATATTCTTTCCAAGTTTTAAATTTTGTTGGATATTTATTTTTTTGTGCTTTCGCTTCTTTTACTATCCATTGTAAAGCTGTCATTTATTTCTTTTTTAATATTAAAAATAGTGCCAAACCGATAACACCGTATAAAATCAAATTTGAAGTACTTATTTTTTTTACACTTTGTATTGCTTGATCTACTGGTGTTGAATTAAAATTCAATTCATAATTTGTAAACATTGCCATTTGTGAATTATTCCAATATCCGTTTCCATCTGGATATGTTTGTATTCCAGTAGCTAAAATATTATTATAATATTCTTTATCTTGTGGTAATAAACTTTGATAGTCATTTGGATAATTCATCTTATACCATAAAAAAAGTTTTTCTGCTGATACATCTCTAGCATTAGGACTAATTCTATTAGCTGATGCAATAACTAATGCTAATCTATCTCTAGGCTGACTACTTGCTAATTTTGGTTTAATATTATCAATTATCGCTATTGCGTCCCTAGCTGGGTGTTTAAACATATTACCTATAAATGGGATCAATAAAGGTAATAAAGCTACTGCGCCGTCTATAATTGTTGTTAATGGTAATAAAGTTCCGCCAGTAGCTACTGTCGCCTCACCAAATCCAATTTTAGCATTATCCTTATATCCTATATAATCTGTCATTCTATTTCTTTTTTAACAAAAAGTATGCAGCTAAACCTACACCAGCTACTAATAAAATAGTATTAGTATCTATTCCAGTAGATTTAGCCATTGGTATATTTTGATTACTTGCTGTTATATAATCTTGTCTTGGTTGCATATACTGATTACCAGTATTTCCACCACTAGGAAAAGCTTTTATAATACTTGGTGCAGCTTTTAAAATTGTATCTAACCAGCTACTTCCACTTGTAGTATCAGTTTGTGTTGTAGATTCAAAATTATAATCCTCATAAGGATTAGTTTTCCCAATTCCAGATAATGCTATTAATGCCATTTTGTTTATTTTTTTATCTTTATAATAATATGGTTGCTTCTTTAAATCGTATTCATCTAATACTGGATCTAACCAATATTCTTTTCCATTTTCTTTTATCACTACAAAAACGTGCTGCGGTGTCTTATTTAATGGATCATAACTAGCAAATCTAAAATCTAATCCAAAATCTAATTTTTCGTTCCTTCTATATGAATCTAACAAACCCGCTGCTGCTAAACTGTAATTTTTACAGTCAATCCCCACCTTGTTATTCATTATACTAGCTGGTGATCGTAGTACTTGCAAATCTTCACTTTCAATATGGTATTTAAAATTATCTTTTAAATAGCACCATATATTATAAGCTGTATCATCTACATTATCACCAAGAAAATATTTATAGATCTTATCGTATTCACTTCTGTACTTATCGTGCATAGAAACAATACCGTCTATGATATCCCCAGTATCTTGATTTAATACTAATGTTTTTTCTGTTCCTAAAAATGGACTTAACTTTTTTGCTAAAATTTCTTTACTTAACATATTATATTGAGTAACTAAATTGTAACGGTAAAGTAATATAATCCACTTGTATAATTCCGTCAAAATCCAATTTTATGCCACCAGTACTAAATTTAGTAATAACATCACTTAATCCAGCATAAGATAATGTAATTGGTATTTGTAATAATGAAGATCCAGTATTTAACACACTTGGTGTAATACCCATTACAAAACCAACATTTGCACCATTCAAAAATAAATTACCACGAATATTTTGAACTTCTGCTGTTACATCTGTTGGATTATTTACTTGTACTATTATCTGTATAGTAGGGTTTAAAAAAGATAATGTAGAAAAATCAATAGATTTAAAAAATACGCTGAATGCCTTTGATAAAACAAATTTTTTATACAAAATAAAACCAACTATTGCAGCTGGTATCAGCCATATATTTTTATTCATAGAAACTGAATGTACCCAAAAATAGCCAAAAATTGCATAAAAACAAACTATTTGTGCCTATTTTCTAAATTTAACAAAATTGTGGAAAAAAAGTTGGGGGAAATGTGCAATGTATATGAAATATAAATTATTTTTGCTTTTTGCTAAAGGCAAAAACAAAAATAATTCACATAACCCCCAAACTAACACCTATTAATATAACTTTTTTCAACCTTTAAAATAATATATATAAAAATATATTTGGTGGAACGGATAATAAAATTTTATTTTATGTCGTTATTGTTTTTAACTGACTTTAAAAACCCACAAAATGAAAACTGCAAACCTATCCAGCGTTACAGCTGTGCTACTTGAAATTAAGCGAATACAGTCGCTTAAAAACACACTAGAAACTATTTATAGTTTTGAAAATTTCCGAAATGTAAAAATTTTATTTAGTTGCACTAACAAAATTGGTGCTGAACAAATGATCTGGCTAACAAATGATATGTTACCATTTCATTTGCCAAATGAAGTTGCAATCATTTTGGAAGATGCTATAGAAGATTATGAGAAGGACATACAATCTTTAAATTTTCACCTTAAAAATTTATAGATATGAGAAAAATTAATTACAACGGTTATATTATAATCGTAGATGACAAAAACGAAATTTATATAGTTGCGCTTGATATGTCTTATCACGGTACATTAATGAGTGCCAAATGTCATATTGATTATATTACAAAATAACTTTTTTTAACCTTTAAATTTAAACCTATGCAAAGTAATGCACTTACACCAGCTTATCCTATTGCGCCAATGCAAGACAATTTTGGACGTATGGTAGTTCCAGTTGCTGGACTATGTAAACTAGAACATTTTGCCCTTGAAATTTATAAATCTAGATTATCAAATAATTTAGTAGATCACGAAATTGAATTAATGAATATTAGTATTAATAATGCTGTACAACTTTTAAACAAAATTGAAGAAAAAATTAAAACCATATCAAATGAAAAAGATTCTGTACTGGATATTATTTAATAAAAACGGTCAAGCGGCACTAATTATTTTTTTAGCTTTATATATTGCTGGATTACTTGAAAAAATCTAATGGAAAATACTGACTATAAATTCTCAATAGACGATTTACTTGTAAAACGAAAATACGATCCCACATATACACCAAATAAAGAAAACATTGTTTTTACTATTGGTGGAAAACACGTAGGATCATTACAAAATTTTTGTGTCTATTCTGGATTACCCAAAGCTGGTAAATCCACGTATATAGCTGCATTAATAGCATCTGCATTTAGTACTTTTGATATTTTTACTATGAAACTACATCTTCCAATAGATAGACGTAAAATTTGTTATTTTGACACAGAAAGTAGCGATTATGACTTTTACCGTCAAATAGGTAAAATAAAGCATTTTAGCGAACTGCAACAGCTACCAGATTATTTTAATGCGTTTCAAGTTAGAGAAGATGGAAGCGGCATAATTAGACGTATGATTGAACGCTATTTAGAATTGAATGCAGATTGTTCAATAATGATTATAGACGGATTATTGGATTGTCTTAATGATGCAAATGATTTGCGTGAAAGTTCATTATTAACTAAATGGTTGAAAAAAATTACCAAAATATACAATATATTGATAGTTACCGTTTTACATCAAAGTAAGTCAAATTTGACGACTACTGGACATATAGGATCCGCTAGTGATCGTTACGCACAAAGCACGTTAGACATTATTAAAGAAAAGGATAAAAGTACGTATGTATTGACTAGCCGCTTTATGAGATCCGATAGCGATTTTGAACCAGTTACATTAATGAATTTTAACGGTATATTTCAGCAAGTACAAAATGAAACAGCTGCACCAGTACAAGGTAAAAAAGCTAGTGATCTGGACGAAATGGAAAGTAGGCGCTTATGCAACCAGATAGTTACTATACCAATGCTGTATAACAATATTGTAGATGAAATTATAGAAAGGACTGCGCAAGGTAAAATATATGCTAAAAATTTAGCTAAAATATGGATTAATAAAAACTATATTGTAAAGGATCAAAATAATAAATATCAAATTATATGAAAATAGATATAGAACAATTTTTTATGTGGCACGAAGAAAATATGTTTACTAAATCTAATAATAATTTATTAATGAAATATATTTTACTTTTAAATAAAGATAGAATTATAGTAAAACGAGTTATTATTTGTGGGTATTGTAAAAAAGTTTTTAGACAACAAAAACTTATGATAACTCAAAAATATTGTTCGTGGGGATGTAGTCAAGCAGCAGCACAATTAAGAGCTAGTACAAAACGAAAAAATAATAAAAAATAAATACTATGATTATATTAAAGGATAATCAAACAATACGAAATGGTAAAATCATAACCATAGGTGATAAAAGTATAAAAAAAGTATCTGCTAAAGCAAAGAAAAAAGTAATTAAATTTTTTAAACAAATTAAAAACATATAAAATGATAACATTTTTAAAACGTATGTATTTAATACTGATATTATTACCAGTAGCTATAATTTATGCTTTATTTGTAATGTTATGGTGTATAATAGAACATTTATATAATATATCTATAATTAAATCTATAAAATGAAATACATAGCAGCTATTATAATATGGGAAATATTAAAAATAATGTTTTATAAACTTATAAACAGATGAATTTTGAATTATTAATAATATTTCAATACTGGTATCAAATTAGGTTTGGTGTAAATAACGGTCAGTAATAAAAAAGCCGCTACGTTTTTTATGCGTAGCGACTTACTGACTGTAAACCCCCCAAAGGAAGTAACTTTTTTCTAATGCAAATATAACATTTTATGACAAACAAACAAAGGATCTATTTAATTATTCAGCAAAGACGATTAGTATCTTTAAAAGATTTACAAGATATTACTAAATGGCATACAATGGACGTATTAAAAGCAGTAGCGCCGCTGGTGATCCAGCGCAAAGTAAAAGCCATTACAAGTAATCACGTGCGATATTTTGTTATTAAAGACCGTCCTTTATAATGGCAAAGCCTATTTTTACTGCTATTGTATTTATGCTAAATCAGTCAGCACCTAGAAAATACCGAAATATCAGTAATGTAATGAATTTTATAAAATTTGCTGATAGTATTAAAGCAGATTATATTAATTTATACGATAAATCTACTAAAATATTCGTACAAAGGATCTACATAAAAAAAGGGGTATAGACATACCCCTTGACCTTTACTATGCAAAAAACCCAAACTATGCTAAAAATAACTGCTTTTCTGCGCTTCTGCGCCCTTGTAAGCCTTTATTCAATTTTCCACCAGCGTTTACCCATAGATCAAATTGACGTGCTACAACGTCTTTATTTGTACCATTATTAAGTAATTTAAGTAATGTACTACCAGCGAAAGCTGCTTCACCTACATTATATGTAAAACTTGCTAATGCCAATAACTGATTATCAGTTATTGGTACTTTTACTTTACTCATTACAAAATCGTATTTATCTTGTGCCTCTAATATTAACCAGCGTTTTGCTGTTTCTTTATCTATAATATCAGTTTTAATAACTGGACGTTTTTTATCCCAATTATACCCAGATCCGTATCCAACTGAATATTGCATATAATCCCATACTGGCACAGCAATAAATCCTTCATATGATGATATTACATTAAATAAACGATCACTAATAGCACCAAAAGGTGTATTATTCAATGCAGTAGCTATTTTTTTTCTTAACATAAATAAAATTAATGCTGTAATAACTACACCAGTAAGTACTTTTTTGTTACTGGACATAGTATTTAATTGTCTTTTTTACTGTCTGCTGCTGCATTACCTAGTAAAAATGTACTAATACCAGCTACTGCTTGCGCAATTACTTGCACTTTACCAGTACCAGCTGTTGCAAAGTATCCAGCAACTGCTGCTAATAATCCAAATATTGTTGTTTTACGATTTTTCATTCTTATTTTTTTTACTTTGATAAATATTAATAATAGTATAAATTGAACTGGCACCAGAGAGTAAACCTAAAAATAAGGACGCATAAGCGTTTATTTGGTTAATACTTAATAAGTAAGTACCTACACTAGCAATGGATCCATTTATACTATTATTATGTGTCATCTTAAATTATTTCGTCTTTTTGTAATTCTTTTACAATAGTTTCAAATGCTTGTGCTACCGCTACCGCAGTATCTACATTTTGGAATAGACCGCCTTTTATGGCTTGATCTATTACTTGTTTAATTAATTCAAGGGCTTTTTGCTTTTCCATTTGTTTATGTTTAAAGGTTAAAAAAAGTTAAAGTAAAGTTATTCCTAATTGTGTTGTAGCCCATTGATATGCAAATAAATTACTATCTGCACTACTTGAATATTGTGCATAATCAGTTCCAGACATAACTATATTATCTGCTTGTAATTGTATATTTTCTGCTGTATATAATTGATAAATAAAAGTAGCGTTATCAATTAAATTATCATTTATACCTATTAAATTAAATATTGTAGCTATTCCTAAATTTAAAGGAAATACTATTGGTTGAATTTTTTTCATTTTATTAAATTTTTTATGCTGATGTTATTGTTTGCCAAGTTGTACTAAATACAGAAAGTTTACCTAAAGTACTATCAAAAACTATTAAACCAGTTGCTGGACTTGTAATAGCGTTTTTTTGTGTTGTTGTCATTACTGGTGGTAAAAATCCTTGAGTTGTTGATGCCACTTGTAATAATGCAGTAGTTACTGATGTATTAGTTCCTATATTAGTAGTACCATTTACAGATAATCCATTTGTAGGCGCTGCCGTACTTGAACTAAAACCTATCGCAGTATTTCCATTAACTTGAAATTTAGAACCACCTAGATTTGTTGCACTTATACTAACATTACCTGATGAATTAACTATTAAACCATAGGTGCCAGCATTATAAGCTAAAGCAACTCCAATTCCAGTATTACCTTGAATTTGAACATAAGTTCCGTCATAATACAAATACATTTTAGCAACCCCAGTATTTATAGAACCAATAACACCACCTGATATACTTGAATTTCCTTCCAAAGTTAACCACCTTGCACTACCACTACCACTTAAAGGAACTCCTGTTCCTATTATCATATCTGCACTATACTTTGATTGACCTACAACATTTAAAGAATAATTACCTACACTTGTAAAAGCACCATTTGTAAAAGTAGGGTTTATATATAATCCACTTAATTGGTCACTATTTGCCGATGCTACTAAAGTAGGTGAAATTATCATTTCTCTTGCTATTCCACCTGATGCTGTTATACTTCCACTTAATGTTAATGCACCATTTATAGTTGTTGCACCAGTATTTAATATTGTAAATCTTGCAGTTGAATTTAATACATCATAAACTTGATAACTATTTGCACCACCATTGTATAAATTACCAATACGCCATTTTCCTACGCCACCATTTAAAAATGCTATATTTGAATTATTTGTACTTGTTGCATTTATTTGTATAAATTGATTAGCAGTACTACTATGAATATCTAATGGCGCAGTTGGGCCACCAGTTGGGCCAATACCCAAATATTTATTTGTATTATCCCAAAACAAATTTGTATTATCTTGACTAATTAAACCAGAAGCACCAGAAAACAACATTGAGCCAGTAGTATATGCTGAACTTGAAAAACTATTTGCAATTAAATTAGTAAAAAAAGTACTTGTAGTATAATCTACAATTAATACATCTTTTGCTGTACCGCTTACAATATTGCTACCATAAGTAAATCTAAATCTTTCTCCTTGATTAGCATAATCTGTTCCATCATCACCTACTGAAAAAACCATTTCACTTGTACCATTTCCAGTTGAAGTACCTACTCCATATATTTCCCATAAATCATTTCCACCCATTACTTGCGTAATAGAATTTGTTTTTACAAGACTTGAATTTGCACCTAATGTAATATTATTAGCACTAATGCCACCAGCAGTAATACTAATTCCTTGAGTAGTAGTATTTCCGTTTGTTGTAACTTGTTGTAAAGTTCCAGTAGTACCAGCACCAGCGTCCGCAATTAGCGTCCAGCTAGTTCCAGTATCTTCGTATATGGCACCAGTATCCGTACTAATAAATACACGACCAGCATAACCATAAGAAGGCCTATTGGCGAATATATCACTATAAAATGCTGGGGTGCCTTTTTGGTTAATTATATTATTATTAATTGGCATTTTTATACATTTATATAACGTTTCCTAATTACAACGCAGTTGTTACCACTACTAGCACCAGTACCAAAGTTTACAAAAAATCTTTGGCTACTAACTTCACCCATAGATCCTAAAATATCATAGGATTGACCTTGTTGTAATGGTACACTTTCAATTAATACAGTATTAATACCTAAATTTAAAAATGTAATGGCATTAAATTCTGTGCCACCAACATATTGGCTGCTATCTACTGTATAAAAATCAGTTTCATATTTAATTACACTAATATCTATTTTTGTCATATTATATAGTATTTGGGATTTGACCTAACATTTTATAACCGCTTAACTTAAACCCAACAGTATAATTTGCATCTTGATTTATTACGCTATTTACCATTGATGATCCAAATAAAGGATCGTATGGAGTTGCTGGCGCTTGTACTGGTGGAAGTACTGGTGTTTTAGTTACCATATCAGTACTTGTTTTTTTTCTTAAAAGAAAATACCAAACAGTGTAAGCACCTAAAATATACAAAATTGTATTATCTTTTTTATTATTTTTTTTCATATTATAAAGTTTGAACGTCATTAATAAATACTGATCCAGCTTGCCCATTTTCAAAGCTATCCCCAATTACTACATTATACATTTGTGTACCTTTTTGTCCAGTACAAGTCATACCTAAACCAGCCTCATCATAAGTATATATTACATTCATCATTTCATCATATACTACTGTACCTACATTTGAATATACTTGATAGGTACCAGTTGGCGCATTACCTTGACCTACTAATACTGATCCTTTTAATTTACTTTTCTTTTTAAAGGACGAAAAAAGTAGTATTCCGCCAATTACTAACCCAATATTTAATAAAATATTCTTTTTCATATTAAAATCTAAATTTAATGCTTTTACGAGCATAGTTATCGTTAATTGTTGCAATAGCGCTTTTACTTAAATTACCAATTATAAATTGTGGTAAATTTTGTAAACCGCCAGTATTAATACCGAAAAAACTTTCTTGTCTTAATCCAAAAACTTGTATCAATAAAGCTACATCTGCATCATTTTGCACTCTTGCTACTTGATAACCAGCATCGGACTTATTATCTGCAATACCGCTAAATTTAAGATCATTATATATATTATCTGCAATTAATTGCCATTCTCCTTTTGACTTTGTAGGTGATTGTCTAGATAATGAATCATTTACGTAGTCGCTAATATTTTGTTGCTGTGATTGCTCTTGCTGAACTTCTGCGGCACTTTTTACTATCCCTAACTTTACAAGTAAAGGTTTTAATATTAGGAAATAAGTGCCACCAGCTACGGCTGCGTAAGTAATTATCTTCTGTGTATCTTTATCTATTGCCATTATCAAAGGTTGAAAAAAGTTATAACATTATTAATAAGGACTGTAATTTAGCGTTAGTCATTTGATCTAATTTTTTTAAGTGTTCTACTGTTACACCTTTATCCATTAAATTAGATAATAGTACTAAAGCCTCGTTTGCGTTAGCTTCATTAATACCAGCTATTCCAGTAGGTTGATTATCCAGTTTAAACATTTTACTTAATCCAGCAATAATCAAACCTTGCACGTGCGGACTATCTATTAATGCTTCAATACCGCTTTTTGGACGTTCTATAATATCTTCCTCATCATCTTGTTGCATTAAAATAGCTTGATTTTCTAACATTTTTTCTAACATACTTTCAAGGCGACTATTAACTGATCCCATAGGTTGCATACCATACATATTAGATCGTTCAAGTTCCGCTGGACGAAAATTTAAACTAGCATAAATTGGTGTTTTATCTGTAATAAAACCGCCTTTTTCCTTTTTAGGGTGCAGCTTTACTGTCAATAAATCACCTACTCCGTTCTGCTCAATGGCGTAAACGTCGCTTTCTAATTTATTAATGCCAGCCTCTTTGTCGTCGTCATTCCAAGAAAATAGTAACTGTTTACCACACCAAACGGAGTAGTAAGGACTGATTGAATTACGATCCAACCAGTCCATTAACCCCTTTGTGCCAGTTACCATAGCTTTATTAATTGCCATAGTAGTTATATATTAAAAATGATAAAACACCCCAAAACTATACGCTACACCAGTAGTCGCTAAAGCAGTAGGAAGTGATACATAAGATTTAACCCAAGATACCGTTAAACCATTAACAGAAGGTAATTCAAACTGATAAGGATCAGCTGCACTATTTACAATGCTGTTGAAACTTAACATAGGTATATTATATACTAATTGTAAATCACCTTCATATAATGTTAAAAACGACTTTTTAAGATCCGCAGTAGTAACTGGTGTTGATCCAGTTAAAGGAGTAGCAGTAATAGTGCCAGCTGTATAAATAGCAATATTAGTGATACGTGCATTTCTTAAATTAGGCAAATCTGGAAAATAAAAGCGTGTTAAGGTACTGCCACTAGGTACAGAAATCTCAACCGCTTCAAACCTTTCAATGCGTGTCATATTGTAAAATTAAAAAATTTAAAAATAGCTGGTATTAT